GGCTGTCCAGTACCCGCCCCAGTAGTCTCCGCACATAAGCGGGTCAGCGCCCGGCTGGGCGCATGACGCAGGGTGGCCGAGGCCTAGCGCGTGGCCAAGCTCGTGGCTCACGACGTGGCGCTTGTAGATCTCATCGCCGCTCTTCCAGTTGGGCAGGGAGAGCATGACCTTAGCGCTGTCCGAGTGGTTGTTCAGCCCGCACATGTAGGTGTACGACCGGTTGGTTGCGGAGTCCAGCTTGATCAGGATCCGGTGGCTGCCCGAGGCTAGGTGGCCAGGACAGGATGATCCTCCGAAGGTGCTGACGGTAGCCGTTGCCTGGACCGTGAGACCGGTGGCCTTGTGGAGTTCCGCTGCCGTGAGGGCAGCGTACTTGCCGACCGCGTTCTTGGTGTACGTGTCGTAGTACTCGATGTACCAGGCGTGGGTGTCGAGGTACTCCTCGCCAGCCTCGTTGGCTATGTGGTAGTCGGTGCCGTTGTACACGCGCCCGCTGACGGCGTGCGCTGGCGTCTTGGTGGCGAGAGCTACCCCCACCAGGAGCAACACGCACGCCACGTCACGAGTCTTCATCAGTCCCAGCTCACCTTGTCTTCGTTGTCTACGTCCGGCCCATCCCGGAACAGGATAGGCATCTCTTCCTTCTGCTCCATCTCTTCGATCAGGCAGATGGCGGGGTTGGCCGCCATCTTGAAGTACTTCTTGCCCATCGCATCCTGGGGACCGAAGCGGTTCTTTACGGTCGCCACATCCAGCGTTCCAGCGTGAGAGTCACCCCAAAGAGTGAGTATGAGCGTAGGAAGTTGATTCGCTTTGCCCATGATAGCGCTTCGAGGCGGAGGAGAACCCCCCTTCGCGGACTCCGAAGTGTGATGCACGATAGTGACAGCCGTCTCTTGCTCACGGGCCATGTCCTTAAGCTCTGCCATGAGGGCCCAGTAGTTCTGCTCCCCGGCTCCCTCGTAGTCGATGTCCATCATGATGTCGATAACGGTGTGGTGCGGGTACTCGCCCTTCAGCTCCCGGAAGGCTTCGGCCTCCATGTACATATGCTCTAGCGTAGGGCTGGACTTGAAGGACCACCTGATGTGGTCCATGTCCTTGAGTGTCTCGTAGGCGAGCTGCTTCTGTGCCATCACCCACAGCTCTGTCTCGTCGGTGGCTGTGCCTGTCAGCATGCTGAGCGTCCGGCTGGCCATGGTGAAGTCGTCCGAGTCTGAGCTGTGGTACATGGTGGGAACGTTAGCTCCCATCTGTCTTACTATGTTGAGTGCGAGTACCGTCTTCATGCTGCCCGGCGGACCGGCGATCATACTGATCGATCCCCGGCGGAACGACATCTTGTGATCGTCGAAGATGGGCCAGGGTGTAGGGAGTGGCTCTCCTGCGGAGACGCCACGCTTGACTGTGCGGTGGAGTGTTTTGATGATCGCCTCCTCGGAGGGCGGGCCCGAAGGCCCGCCCGTTCTGCTCGATCAGCCTTCGAGAACCTTGACGCTGTACTTGAACGGCTTGCTCTGCTTCGAGAGAAGCTTGACCACGTACTTGGTGCCCTTCTCGGCGGGAGAAGAGGCGTCCATCAGGGCCTCCTTCAGCTTCTCCCGCTGGTCCTTGGTGACCTCCCAGTCCGTCTTGAAAGACTCGAAGCCGTCATCCTTGGAGCCGTTCTTCAGCTTCTTGCCAACCACCTCGACCGGGATGACGATCTCCCGATCGGGCTGGAAGGCGTTCTCTACGTTCTCGTCGTCCGGGTCGAAGGTGCCCTCACCCTTGGGCTGGTACTTGTCGGCGTCCGCGAACTTCACCAGCCACACGTTCTGGCCCTGCTGGTTCTTCTGCGGGACGAGCTTGGGCTCGCCCGTCTGGACCAGGAGCAGCGCCTCGCCCTCTTCGTTGAACTTCATGTACTTCTTGCTGCCAGCGGGGGCGGGGAACAGGTCGTCGATCGTTGCCACTTGGTTTCTCCTACCAGTCTTCGTTGGCTACTGCGTTTGCGGGCTTGGTTGAAGTCTCCCACGGCTTGGGCTTGGCGTCAACCTCGCCCTCCCAGGGAACTTCGCTGTGCTTGGTGAACTCAAGACCAGCCACGGTCACGGTGTCACCAACCTGGTGCTCCACCTCGGTTGCTCCGAGCTCGTTCTTGATGAGCTCGGCGGCCTCTTCGAGACCGTTGATCTCCGGTGCTCCCAGATCCTGCTTGACCGGCCCTGCGTGGCTCTCTGCCAGCTCCGCAGCGATCCCCTCGGACAGGATACGGGAGGCCTCCTTCTCGCCCGTCAGGAAGGCGTGTACGTAGTTCGCGTACACCATCCCCAGACCCTCGGCTTCGGCCAGCGAGGCGAGTCCGAACTCCTCGGGAGTTCCCTTCACCTCTGCGTAACCGTAGGTGACCGCCTTACTCGGCAGCCGGAATACTACCTCAGCCATGCTCGCCCCTCAGGGTCTCGTCGTCCAGCTCTTCATCGAGAACGGTGTTCTCGTCGTTGTCTTCGTCCATGTCGCCTTCGCTCCACAGCTTGTCGTTCCACCAGAGGTCGTCTTCCCAGCTACCCACTGTACTTGTAGCACCCCACCCAGGTTGTGTCGATAGTGACGGACGAACCGGCCGGTGCCTGCACGTTGTTCAGGGCCGACTCGTTCTGGAGAATCCAGTCTGCCGCATCGGGGAAGTCGGCGTCAACCGTCTGGACCAACGCGTTGTCGTAGTAGAACTTGATCTGTCCGGGCATCACCTCGAACGAATAGCTGTGCCATCCGGTCCATGCGGTACTGGGCGCCACGTCGGCGCCTGACTCAGCGAACCCGTGCGTGAAGGCGGAGATGGGGTCGGAGGAGAAGTCCCCACCAGCCTCAGGGTAGTCCACCTCGTTGGGAGTGTACCTCAGGTGAGCCATCTTGAACCCCGGTGTGCGTGTCCGGACGATGAACCGCTCGGAGAACTTGCCGTACCGCAGGTTCATGCAGGGGCGCGGCACTACTGCGGCCACCTTGTTGGTGGTGCCGTCCGAGGTCATCTTGACCTCAAGCTGCCCGTCTCCGCTGCTGCTCTTGATCACAGAGATGGTGGACTGGGGCCGGTAGTACCCACCCTGAGCGTATCCCCGCTGGGTAGCCGTGTCCGGCCAGCCGTCAGGATAGGCGCCAAGGGTGTCGTAGTAGTGGGGATGCGCTGCCTGAAGGCCAGCGCACTTGAAGTCTCCGTCACCAGCGCAGCCGCTGAAGGCCCCTAGGGGAACGCTCTCGTTGAAGCTGTCCTGGTAGACCAGGGTGAAGGTGCCAGCTCCGTAGGAGGGCGTACAGAGGCTTGCGAGGGCTAACGTGGCGGCGCCCACAAGCGCCGCCTTGGAGCAGGCGCGCATCAGTAGCTCCCCTCGGTGCGGACGGAGTCGATGTGAATGTATTCGCTATCCACCCCGGCAATCCACAGCTCCCCCAAGTCGCCGTTGTTGCCGGGGTGGAACTTCACCTCGGAACCCAGCTCATATTCCAGATTTCGGATGGCGTCCTGTACCGCCATGATCCGAAGCTCAACCCTAGTAGGGGTATCCATCGTCCGCACTCCTGTCGTAGTAGATGGCCTGCCTGGTCGGCAGGACACCGGCATTGGCTAGGCAGTTGTCCTGGTTGAAGCAGAACTGGCAACCGAAGCCAGCGTTGGCTTTGTAAATCTTGGCCTGCATCTGTTCTAGCACGGCTTGGTACTTCATGCCAACCACCTCGGGAGAAATTTCCGAGAGGTCTACGTACCTGGTCTTCGGCTTACCTGGGGCCAGCATGACGTACCTGGCTTGCCACTTGTGCTCCGGCATCAGCGCGGCATACGTCTCTACCTGAAAGTTGCCAGGCTTGGTGCTGCCCGTCTTCCAGTCCCAGATTACGGGGATCTTCTTCTTCTTGTGCTCGCCCCTGATGTCCACGTAGGCCTTCAGCGGGACAGAGAGGCCAGGGAGACGCCCTGAAGCGTCGTACTCAACCTCCCATACGTCGATGTCTTCCAGCTCCTCCAGGGCCCTCTCGAAACAGTCCTTGACTAGCTGTAGAGCCTTGCCTTCGACCACAGGGGAGGCCTTAGGGCCTCCCGCTAGCCACTTGGAAGTGTCCGGCTCGACCAGCCGCTGCTTAGCCACCAGCGGGAAGAAGAACTCTTCGGCGGAGGGAGGATTGGCGTGAGGGTGAGCGAGAGCCCACTCGATCATGTCGTGAACTGCCGATCCGATCGGCAGGAACCAGGTCTGCTTTTCCTCCGCCTTCCGGATCTTGCTGAGATACCAGCTTCGAGGGCACTGGGTGTAGCTGTTGTACTGCGAGTAGCTGAGGTACTCCATCAAGTCACCTTTCCGTCCCGATGAGCCTTGCTCCGCTCGATTGAGCACTTAGAGCAATACCTTCCCTCTCCGCCCCTCTTCGTCTTCCGCTCCCGCCAGGAGCGGAAGTGACCGTTGCTGCAAGTGTCAGGGAGCCCCCGCTTCAGGTTCTTGGCCTTGGTAGGCCTACCAGGCTTGTTCCCCGTGAAGTCCAGCGGAACGAGACCTGCTCGGAAGGTGTAGCGGCGGTCATCTGCCGTCGTCTCCTGCCTGCACATCTCCAAGACAGGGCAGCTCTGGCAGATCTTGTCCGCCTTGTTGAAGTTGGTGTAGTTGAGGTTGACGATCCCGTCTCCAGTCATCCCCGCTGTACGAGACTGCCCCGCAAGGGCAGTCTCAAACAACTCTGGGTCACTGAAAGCACAGGCTGCATCGTCTTGCCAGATGTACTCAGGCTCCGCTGACAACTGCTTGGTTGCCACCCTGAGAAGGCGAGTGTCGTTCTTCATGCTTTCCTCAGTTCCTTGGTCTAGAGACAGCCGACCCCAAGGGAGGCTGTCTCGTAACTCTCTCAGTAGTTGCTCGTCCTGTCAACCTATACAGGTTGTAGGGTCGCTCCCTTGGGGTCGCGCCCTGTCGCTGCCAGCTACTTACAGTAGAGGAAACAACGGCGACCCCCCAGAAAATTCCTACAGTGATTGTGACCTACGTCACACCTACTTACAGGCCTGGTGGACGTACTTACCCAGGGAGCGGACGATCTCCGCTCCCACCTGGATGCTCTGCTTGCAGCTCATGCAACGACCTGGGTGCTTGGCTTTCACATTTCCCTCACATTCTCACGCTCTGTGGTACTATAGGCGTAGACCAACCAAGGAGGTTGACCGATGAAGACTACGCTAGTGGTGCCCGACATTCAACACCCCTACCATGATCAGCTCATGCTCGACAAGTTGATTCAGGTTGCGGCAGACATCCAGCCTGACCAGATTGTTCAGATCGGGGATGGAATCGACTTCCCCACCGTCTCGCGCTGGACCGTTGGGACTGCCGCAGCGTACGCGCCTGAGCTTCAGGAGCACATCGACGGGTACAGGGAGGGGTTCCTGGTTCCGATGCGCCAGGCGGCGCCTCACGCCGCCTTCAAGTGGCTTCGTGGAAATCACGATGAACGGCTTGAGGACTTCGTGAACAAGTACGCCGCCCCGCTCCGCACCCTGCGGGCCCTGGAGATGCACAATCTGTTCGGCCTCAACGAGCTGAACATCGACTACGTGAAGGGTCCGATCCGCATCGGCACCAACACCTACGCGGTGCACGGCCACGAGTCTGGTGGGTATTCCTCTCAGCCGCAAGCTTGGGACTTGAAGTTTGTCCGGCGCTACGGATCCGAGAAGAACATCATCTTCGGCCACACGCACCAGCCCTACCTCACCACCCGCGCCTATGGCTTCGATGGCAAGGTTTCGCCCCGCTGGACCATGAACGTCGGGTCCGTGATGGACCCGACCCACGCCAAGTACGTCAAGGACGGTGCCGTGTCTTGGAGTATGAGCTTCGGCCTCCTGCGGGATAACGGCAAGGAGATGTGGCCTGAGCTGGTCATGGCCAACCGGCGTCAGTTCTGGGTGAATGGGGTGAAGTACTGATGGGAGAGCCTGAATGCTTGTGCTCGTTCGGGCACTGCCACTATTGGGACTGGTGTGAATCCTGCCAGCAGTACGACGCCTGGACTCGATGCCCCATTCACTGCCCGGAAGACCACAAGGAGTACTGCTGATGATCGACTACACAAGGCTTAGCCCCCTCGTAAAGAGGGTCGCACGGGCCGCAGGCTCCGCCTTCCCGGCGGAGCATGACCACGAGGACACAGAGCAGAGTCTTTGGGTCTGGGTGTTCGAGAACAAGAACACCGTCCTGCGGATCTGCACCCACGAGGAGAACCCGGAGGCCGTCCTCCACAGCCTCCTCCTGAAGGCCGCGAACAGCCACCTGAAGGCCGAGGATGCACAGGCGTACAACTACGCGCCCGAGGACGTCTTCAACTACAGCCGAGAACTGATCGAGAGCATCCTCGAAGTGGTCTTCGAGCATGAAGATTGGGTCAGTTTCGCCACAGCCCTTGACAAGATGCCCAAGGGCAAGGCGGACCCTGCTACGGCTGGCAACAACCTTGCCTCGTACGCCGACGTCAAGTCGGCGGCTGAGCGCCTGCCGGAGGACCAGTACAACACCGTGATCTGGCGCTACAAGTACAAGTACACCTTCGAGGCCATCGGCGCGGAGTTCGGCATCACCAAGCAAGGCGCTCAGAGCCGCCTGATGACCGCCCTGGACGCCTTGCAGCGCGACCTTGGACGGGGAGACCTGGACAGCCTTCGCAGGCCCGTACAGACGGTTTCACGGCCTTCTACGGCTTCGGTCGTCGCTCGGGTGGAACGGGACTACGAGGGCTGAGGTAAGGACACAAGAAAGGGGCCCCTCGGGAGGGCCCCTTTTTCATGCTCAGATCTCAGTCACTTGCCCAGGAACAGGACCAGCACACCGGTCCACAGCAGGAGATTGCCGTACATCACCCACTTGAAGCCGGGATCCTCCTTCCACAGCCGCTTGTACTCTTCTCGGAGGGTTCGTCCGAACCTCACCACTTTGCCTCCTTAGACTCACTCTCCCGCCGGTAGTAGCGTTCGAGGTTTGCGTTGCTGTCTGCGTACATCCTACCCTGTCCGGACATCAGTACGCATGTTGGTCCGGTGGCGATGATCTCAAACGAGGCGGTTCGCTGCGCCAGCGACACCTTGTCGCCGACCTGCCACGCCTCGTTGTCCCACTGTGCGGCGATGTCCTCGTCAGACATCTGGATCATCTTGCCGTCCAGCCTGCGCTTCGGCTTGAACTCCTCCGCGTACTGCCAGAGTGGCCCGTCAAGGGCCGCGAAGGAGCCGTAGCCAGAGTTGTCGGAGACAAACCAGAAGTGAGTCTCGCTCATCCAGGCTACGCGGTGCGTCTTGGCGCCCAGGGTGGGCGCCTTGAACAGCATACCGAGGCGGATGGGTTGCATGGGGGACTTGATGCCCCTCATGAGCGCATCGTGGTAGCCGTCGACGATGTGTGTTGCGATGTCCTGGAGCCCTTGGCCTTCGATCTCGTCGGCGTCCAGGAATCCCATCACGGCCTTGATTTGGTCAGGCCTACTCGGAATCACAGTCGCCAGCCTTGGCCTTCTCGAGGGCGACTCCCCAGGGAGTCTGACGGTCCTGGTGCGACTGGGCGATCTCGAACAGGTCCTTTGCCGGGCTAGTGATGGTCAAATAACCCTTCCTGGACAGCTCGTCCAGAGCCTGGTGTGAGTCTGCGTCGTTGATCTCCAACTCCAGGAAGGTGGACATCGGGACGCCAGCCTTGATCAAAGCCAGTCCGATCATGCAGCCGGGCTTGGCCTCGTCGGGGGTTTTGATGGTGATGCACTGCTGCGTCTCGTCGATCCAGACGGTGCGCGAATTGCCATCCACGTAGCGGCAGTGGTCGCTGGGGTAGACGTAATCCTCTCCGCGCTGCTTGACGCACTGGTCGAGGAGCCAGGTGGCCTTTTCGAGATCGATATGGATCATCGTTCCCTCTTCTCTCTTCCGCTGTCTGCGGATGAAGGGACACGGAGGGAGAGAACCTGGGCACCTAGCGTTCAGGTGGCGTACCCCAGGGCGCCTACTTATATTCGGCGACTCCGTGTCCCCACAACCGCACAGCGAAGCTGTGCGTACTGCCTACAGCTTCGCTGTAACGGCTAACCGCCGCGCTCCCGTAGGAGCGCGAGCGTGGGATCATGCTTCCGTTACAGGCTTGCTCAGACTGATGTTACCGGCACAGACGTCGTACACGACCTCGTCATGCTCTTCGGAGAAGGTAGCCCACTCGTCGTGCTTGGTGACGTAGCGGACGCGCTCAAGGCGCTCCTTCACGCCCATCTCGTGCATGTCCCACAGTACACCGTCGCCGACGTAGTACACCGTCGTCTGGTACATCGGGGGGACGTCCTCATCCTTGATGAGCCCGGTCATCATGCGGATGAGAAGCGAAGGACTCTCAAGCGCCGGATTGTCGGTGGTGACCACAGCGTAGTTGCCGATGTAGGTGATGATCATTCCGTACTGCGACTCGTCATCAAGGTGAGAGTCGTCGGTGCGGTGGTGGACACCGCACTCCTCGCCCATCGGGCAGTCCTCCATGGCCTCTACGTCGACGTCTGCGAACGCCTCGGAAATAAGGCGCGCCGCTTCGATGTTGTTGTCCATGCCGATCCCTGCTCTCTTGACATCTCCGTGATGCCAGCAATACCGGCGGGCCCGAAAGCCCGCCGACAAAGCTTGGTCACGCAGCGATGAGAGCGATGATCGCGTCCACGGCCTGAGCCTTGGTGCTGTACTGCTGGAAGTGGCCGATCGTGTCGACAGAGCCTCGGTGGTCGCAGAAGCGGACGGAGAACAGCCGGGGCTCATCGTGGTCGCGCTGCTCGGAGGAGACGAAGTACGCCCCTCCAGAGGTGCGGTAGATGGGATGCTGGAGCTTGGAGCTGAAGAACCGCATGGCGTCGGCGTCGAACCAGTGGTGGCCGATTGCCTCGTTGGCGCGCTTCATCTCAGCGAAGTTCTTGTACATGATCATACCTCGTTCGGGTCGGTCTCGTCGACGCTCTTGGTTTCCAGGTCCCAGTAGTACAGGTCCCAGCAGGTAGCGGAGCAGAAGTCCGCCGTACCGAAGATCACGTTGCCGCAGGGGCAGCTGTTCACCTGACCCCCAGGTTGCGGTCGCCTCGGACGAGCGTCAGCTCGTCATTGGCGTACCAGTGGTCCTGCTTCTCTTTCCGGCAGGGGAAACAGACCTGGGTGTTCATGACACCGCCAGCACTGGCGTTCTGCTCGTCCACTCGGACGACAACGCCGGTGCTGTCCGGATCGTCGAACCTGGTGTCCCTGACGAGATCTCCGACCTTGAACTTCATCGGGTCGCCTCGCAGGCCACGCAAGGCGTGCTGTCGTCCTCGCAGTAGCACTCAGCCTCACAGGCCTCGCAGTCGTACAGCGTCCCGGGCTGGTGCGGGTAGGCGTTGTGGATCATGCTGCATCCTTCAGGGTCTCGAACTCCGTGGCGGACAGCCACACGATCTCGCGACCCCAGAGGATCGCACGGTCTCCGTTGGAGCGGAGGCCTACGGACTGCCACGGCTTGCCTTGCAGCGTTCCGGTGTACATGTTCTCTCCCTGGCTCGTCAGCACGGGTAGGGAAGCGGGTCAAGCGGAAGCTTGATCCTGAGGACGAAGTGAAAACTTCGTCCGCCCGTAGACGGCGCCGTAGCGCCGTTTCGCCTAGGGAGCCACGTGAGTGGCTCCTGGTTGGACCAGGCTTGCG